GTAATAAGGAGCAGGGAATGTAGCACCTGCACCATTCAATGAATAGGGTGCCTTAGCACTCTCGGTGGAACCGCACGCCACCACCAGGGGCGCTGCCAAGGCGGCAGCAGCGATTGCTTTGAGTTTCATTAATCAGTACCTCAGAACTTGTACTTGGTGCCGACTTCAACCTTCCAATCACGGGTGTCATCGCTATCTTGGAAGACGTTTTCCCACTTGCCATAAGCAGAGAAGGAATCAGTGATCTTCAGTTTGCTGCCGACTTCGAGCACCTTGAAGGTGTCGCTGTCACCACCGTCAGGGTAGGAAACACCCAGACCTGCTTCGATGTAGGGTGTCAGAGCACCCAGTTTAGTTTCATATCCGACGCGACCCTGATGGACTGCCTTGGAGTAGTCTTCATCAGTTCCTTTGAATTCATGCTTGGACTCTACATAGGGTCCTGCAAGGGCAGGAGTCGCCAGGGCAGACATTGCCAGTGCGGCTAGTGCGATTGCTTTCATTTGAAAAAATTCCTTGAAGTAAGTGTACGGGGGTTTGTCTCAAAGACCTGTATATTATATCAAATCTTTTTGATCCTGTCGTTATGAAAAAGTAAAGGAAGACAAACCTAGGTATATAGAGCGATTTATACGTATCTTAGCCATAAAAAAACCTCCCCTTTAGGGGGAGGTGTGGGATTACTAACTATTGAATCAGAAGGAATACTTCAGACCAACCTTAGTGCCGTAACCACGGTCAACGCTGGAGTCACCTGAACCTTGGAAGGAGACTTCACCATAGACACCGACAGCATCGGTTACAGCAACACCGATACCTGCCTTACCAGAAGGAACGGTGTCAACGTCACCACCATCAGGGGAGACGACAGTAGCGCCAGCCTGGACGTAGTAAGAAGCAGATTCACTAATAGCACCCTCATAGCCAACGTGAAGGTCTGTATTGGTTCCAGTGTAATTCGAACCCGTGAAACCAGAGTTTGCCTCTACGTTAACGTAGGGACCTGCCAGGGCAGCACCAGGGGCAGCGAAAGCGACGGCTGCAGCGGCAGCAGCGAAAGCAGTTTTGATCATTTGAAAAATCCTCGTAAGTTACTTGCGGAATGAATACCCGCAGATGAAAGCAGACTCGACTTGTCTGCGTTGTGTGTATTATACCACAGATTCTCGTAAGAATGCTGTTGCAAATCGTAACATAAGCGTTACGAATAGGTATTTATACATCAGAAAACTTCATAATATGGTGGGTTTTCCGAAGCGGGAGATCGGATTCGAACCGACGACATTCAGCTTGGAAGGCTGACGTTCTACCACTGAACTACACCCGCGAGTGTCGGTAAGAGGACTTGAACCTCCACGTCATAAAGACACTGGAACCTAAACCCAGCGCGTCTACCAATTCCGCCATACCGACAAGGTGGGGAGGGTCACTCCCCGAGCAGGCTCGCCACTTGTTCTTTTGCAGGAAACAAGAAACCTGGCGGGGAGAGTATCCCATCCGCACCACTTGTTCTTATGGAAAAACAAGAAACCCGAGGGGTCGTAAAACCCATCCCGACCAGGGCGCTTTTTGCGTCGTCCCGAGACGTGGGTCAATTGACTCCACCAGGGTAAGTTTATACTCTATCCAAGAGAGATGGTGTCATTGCCAGTGGCACCACTGATCAACGTGTCACCTCCATAGAAGGTGTAGGGATTAACATCAATGTCATCCAAAGCGAATCGAAAATCTTGACGTTCTGTCAGTTCTTCAACTCCAGAAATGAGATCAACAATTTGTTGAATGTCATCTACAGATGCATTAGATGCAAGAGTAAGTGCTTCGCGAAGATACTTCGCAGCAGCCTTTAGGCGGTCATTTGCAGCAGAGTTCATGTGTAATATGCCTCGTAATATTTTACGATACCAAATGTAGTATTGTTGCCTTGTGATACCCAGTCATGGGCACACTCGTAGATAGATTGAGAAGAGTATTTCGGAACACCATTCTCCATTTGATGACCAAACTTTGTTACGAGAATCTTGAGTGCAGATTCTCTAACTTTCATTCGTTCATCACTGTATCGCCAGTCTTCTTTAGTCATCGAGCAGATACCATGTCTTTACGATAAGCAGGAACATTGTCTGGATCCAACCAGCAAGTATAGTCGTGATCTTCCATCGCAGTCAGCAACTGCATTTCATTATCACAAAGATACATGTCCCGATAACGACCTGTATACGAATCTACCTTTTGAATACGACAATCTGGTTTACCATTAATCTCCAGAATGCCGACTTGAACATAACGATAAGGAAACCGATCAAGAAGAACGGTTGTTTTCACAGTAGACATCAAGCAAATACTCCGACTTCAGTAAGGTCTGCTTCAACCTGATCAATAATTACATTGTAATCATCTTCAGGATCATCGTAGAGTTGAATTCCACGATCCTCATAGTAACGGAGGACCTTCTGATAGAGACGGGGATAATCCTCGTCAAGGACACAGGAACCTTCTACAGCAGCAGTGAGTTGCTTTAGATCGCCCCTGAACTTGGAAAGGAAATTACCTTTAGCCATGGTTTGTTTTTTTAGAACGTTGTCATTATAGTGGACATTGGTGCTGATTGTCAACACCGATGGAGAATAGCGGACTCGAACCGCTGACAGCCTGCTTGCAAAGCAGATACTCTACCAACTGAGTTAATTCCCCGTCGTTGTTGGATATTTATATATCCAATCGGGTCGATAGGATTCGAACCTACGACATCTCGCTCCCAAAGCGAACGCTCTACCAAACTGAGCTACGACCCGTGGCGGAAAGGGTGGGATTCGAACCCACGGATGCTTTCACATCGCTGGTTTTCAAGACCAGAGCCATCAACCACTCGACCACCTTTCCTAGCGTTCCTCAAAGTCAATCTTCTTGACCTTTCGGTTTTGTCTGGAACGTGTCCATTCCAAATCAACTTTTGAAATTATAGTTCTTTCTTTTGGTTTTGTCAAGTTCGTCAGCAACTGAACCTGATCCATATTTTGTGCGGATATATTCGTACCACGGATGCACGTATAGTTCTCGCACCCACAACACTTCATCTGAGTTGGGTGACTGACTACTTCCGTCCCGCATAGTTTGCAAAAAATCTTAATTTCCATAGTTATATAGTCCCGCAATAGGACATGCTTGATGACGGGATCGAACCGCCGACCGCCTCGGTGTAAACGAGATGCTCTACCGCTGAGCTAATCAAGCAGGCTCCTGTTCCTGGGATCGAACCAGGGACCAAACGATTAACAGTCGTTCGCTCTACCGCTGAGCTAAACAGGAATAAAACCAGATTACTCTGGTTGTTGACATTCTAACATATACTCTACAGTATTGGCAACATCATTCATAGCATCACGCAAGAATGGTTGCGACCCAGACTCCTGTAACATCCTATCGGAATCGTCACAGAGAGTCCAACGCCACTGTTTTCTATGCTCAGAGTACCAAAGATTTATTTTCATTTGGCAACTGCTTTCCAATCGTTGTCAAAGATCTCAAGACCTTTGTCTGTAAGAATATGATCATACATCTGATCAAATACTTTAGGTGGCATCGTACAGACCTTGGCACCATTGTACCAAGATCGGATAGCACGTTGCACACTACGAATGGATGCAGCAAGAACTTTAGTCTTGCTCTGATGAATACAATACAGTTCAGAAATTGAACGTACAACTTCTAGACCTGCTACTGACTGGTCATCAAGACGACCGACAAAGGGAGACACGTAAGTAGCACCCGCTTTAGCAGCAAGAACGCCTTGTGCAGCACAGAAGATCAGTGTTACATTAACATTGATTCCCTGTTCAGAGAGACGCTTACATACAATCAGACCCTCGCGAGTGCAAGGAACTTTGATCGTAGCAACATCACCAAACTTTTCAGCAAGACGAATACCTTCGTCATACATTTCAAGATCAGATCCAACAACCTCCATACTGATATCTTTGACACCAATATCTTTGATTGTTTGATACACGTCCTCTGGATTCTTGCCACTCTTCATGATCAGAGTGGGATTGGTGGTAACTCCATCCACCAGACCAGTGCTGAAATACTTATCAATAATGTCAGTATCAGCGGTATCTAGAAAAATTTGCATTGTATTCTTAGAACATAATATCCCCGAAGGGAACGACTCAAGTAGGATTCGAACCTACGACCGACTGCTTAGAAGGCAGTTGCTCTATCCAGCTGAGCTATTGAGTCATGGGACAATCATACCAGAGACTGGTCAGATTGTCAACGGGACTGAAGGGACTTGAACCCTCGACTTCCTGCGTGACAGGCAGGCGCTCTAACCAACTGAGCTACAACCCCAAGGTGGATAAGGTTGGATTTGAACCAACGTAGGCAGAGCCAACGGATTTACAGTCCGTCTCCTTTAACCACTCGGACACTTATCCTTGTGCCTTTTCTTGCTTTGCAAGTTTGAAGTACATAGTATAATACTTTTTCTTCATTTTGTCAATGACATTCATGTCTTCTTCAAACCCCATATATTTGAGATGTTGATAAGTACCTTCCATTTCACTCAAAAGAAGAAGTAAATAGGTGGCAGTTACAGGTCTACCACCAGCAGTATAGTATTCTCTTTTCACTTGGTTAGTTTAGCATAGTATTGGTGAGCATACAACTCTCGATACCCTTTGATACCCCAACCCAACCAATAATAGGCAGGCACCATGTACTGAGAGATGGTATGACCACGACCTTCAAACTCAGGAAGGTAACGTTGGAAGGTAGTTTCATTAATCATGAACCGCACCTGTCCTTCTAGGGTGCTTGGATCACACCCAAAGTTCTCACAGAAATTTCCAAGTGCTTTATAACGTCCTACTGAGGTCCACTGAATAAGACCGTAACCCCCACGATGGCAAGCGTTGTAAGGAACTCTAGCCCCTCCCTCGCATACGTTGGCACGGAAGTTACTTTCCTGTTTAATGTTACCAAGGAGCGTTGCCAGAGCATTACGATCTGTGATCTTGGTTCGTGCTTGGATTTCTTTGAGGACATACTGTTCTTCGGGAGTACATCCAGGGCACTTCCAGGCAAATTCTTTTGTTTCTATGGGTGTTGCTGCCACTGAGATTGGTGGTGGCGACTGCAACCGAATTGTATTGAAAGCAGTGACTGCGGTGAGTCCAGCGACTGCCAATGTCAATCCTGTAGTCATGAGTCTCATGTCAACGTCCATCATCATACCCCAGTATTTAGAGGATGTCAAGCTAAATAGATTCAGTCGTTATCCGAACATGCAAAAATTTATCAATGTCGTTGCCCTCCTATCAGGACTGACCTCGCTTGCCCTGATCGCTGGCAGTGGGTATGTTCTCATGAATGAGGGCAAGTGGAGAGCAGAAGCACAAGAAAGACTGAAGGACATCATTGTCGATGGTATCCAGGATGCCCTTCCAGGTCTTCTTGACAGTGCTGTGCCAGAAGCACTACCAACTCCACCATCAATGACAGGCGGCGCTATCCCTCTACCATGATGAACCATGAGTATCTTCTCTCAAGGAAAGGAGTCTTCCATTCCTGCACCAGAGTCTAAAGAAGTAAAGAAACCATCAACGTTCAAGATCTTTATCGGAACCGTTGGTGCATTATTTGCAGTATCCCATATCGGTTTGGTTGGTTATCTTATGAGACAACCATATCAAGTTCCCAGTATCAACATCCCTAAAGGTGACTATTCATCTTATGAGTTGAATGCAGGACCCGATGGTTATAGTATCAAATATAAAGCAAACGATCCTACTATCCTAGAGTCACATAGATCCCTAGGAGTTGATAGAAATAAGAAAGGATTGTTTGGTGGTGGTACTGAGGTCCGTCGTGAAACTCGTTACGATCAATATACCATGGATGGCGCTCGTAACCTAGGAGGCACGGCAGACACCACTGAGGGAAAGTCGAATGCCCTAAGCGCCGAGTGTATCGCGGCGGACGCTGGAGCACGATCACAAGGTGCAATGGCAGGTAGTGCTATCGCCGCTGGCGTTGCTGTCCCTGCACTGTCTAGTGTCCCATACATAGGATGGTTGGCAGGTGGTTGGGCACTCCTTCTAGGGCAAAAAGCAGGATCATCCCTAGGATCACAAGTAGGACAAGTATTTAATGATTGCTAATGGATATTAGAATTAATGAAATCAGGGTGAGAAGTTTAGATATTCCTGATATTGATGTATTTGATCAATCAGTAAACTCAACATCAATCCCATATACTCCACCAGTAACAATACAAATAGGTATACCTGTTGTAGATATACCAGGTTGTGTTGAGGCACATGAAGCAAACAACAAATCAAATAAAGTTGGTGTAGACGATGAGAATGGTCTAGTCACTTATTGTGATGCTGGTGTGCCATCATTCAACCCAATCGACTACAAACCAGACGAATTGAAGTATGAGTACGAGCAACAGGTGCCGCCTGTAAGGACTCCAGAAGCGCCTGCAACACCCAAGACACCAGAAGTAAAGGGTACACCAGCAGCCACTGCTAATATAGAATGTCCGACTCCAGTACAAAAGGAGAAGGAACCAGTAGGAACAATGCTGGAAGGTTATCGAAAAAGAGTCACTGAGTACAAACTTATCGGTAAGGAATGTGTTCAGATCACAGAGAAAGTTCCACTCCCACAGCAAATCATCGCTGGAATTCCTAGTGGTGGTCAAGTCGTGCAGGTTGGCGGCGTTGCTGTCATTGCAACCACGTCAGCACTATTAGCAAAACCGTTGGCAGACCTACTATTGAAAGTAGTCAAACCAACGGTCAAGAAAGTTATTAAAAAACTAAAACAGAAACTCGGAAAGGATGTTCCTACGGAGTCTCTAAGGGAGCGCCGAGGTCAGCAGCGTTCACGGAATAGGGCGATTCGTGTGCTGAAGGGGCGGGAATAGTATGGCGGTGTGGTGTAATGGCATTCTTACCAAGTACAACCACATCAGCACAAACCTTTGCATATTTTGTACCAGGTTTGAACATGATTCCTGCCTTCAATAACTCACCACAATTCTTTAGTCTGGCGATTTCAAAATCCAATCTCTTATTGGCAGCTGCCTGTTGCATTAATGCGATGTTAGCAGCAGCTGCTTCTTTGCATTGGTCTTGCAACTTCTTATCCAATGGAGAAGACCAAGTAGCAGAGAAACCAATGCCAAGATTATAGTTATCTTTTTGTCCTGTTCTTGTAGGAACATGATAGAGAATGTCCCCAGGATTATCTAAAGAACCATCCTCATCTAAATCCCTCATGTCATATACAGGATCAAAATAATATGGTTCGTATGGTTTTTGTGCAGATGCACTACCAGTTACATACGGGGTAAAGTTTACTGTAGGACCCTGACACTGAATCCCGTTCCCATATGTATTGGTAATATACGGACCTTGTAATACCTGAATTGCCTGATTTGTGACACTCCCACTACTATTAGCAATAGGACTAGCAGTAGCGGAGACGCCACCAACAGTTTCTGCCAATGATTGAGATGGGAAAAGTCCACTTAGAATTATTGCGAGAAGATACTTGTAGTGTCGGTTATGCTTGTAACCTCTGTAGTTCTCTGAATAATTGTTTGTTGACTTAAACCAGGACCTTGATACGTCTCCGTGAACTGAAACGCTGCTCCTGGTGTTGTTTGTGTGAATGTCGGTCTGCTGTTGATTCCTGTCCATGATGAAGTCACGCCATCGATAGTTACATTGTTTGTGCCAGTTCCTGGCGATAAAGATCCAGATGCAGATACACCTGAACCTGTCACAGAATATTGATATCCTGTATTGTAGTCCATCGAGTTTATGGTTTCAGTAACCTTACTCGTTGTCTCCGTATGGCTCGTCATTGAGCCCTGGGTGAAGTTCGGGACCACGGGGACTGACCATACTGGGGCAGTCAACCCGTGAATAACACCAAGAACCAACCCGAGACCGATTGCTTCTTGTAGTCTAGTCATTAGTCGATTACAGTAATCTCTGAAACGAATTGTCCTGTAGCAGTTGTACCAGCTCCACCAGCCGTGACCGTAAGAGCACCAGTAGTGCCTACAGTACCTGCTAGATTACCAGCAGTACCAGCTGTGTAAGAAGTAAGTGAAGAGAAGTTAGGTACATCACCTACGGTAGGAGCAGCAGTTGGGATTGCATCACCTTGAGTGAATGATTGACTATAGGAAAAAGCGTTACCATCCGTTGCTTGTGTTGCTGCAATGGAACCAGGAGCAAGAATACCAGAGGTAATTGTTCCTGTGGAGATAGTTCCAGCAGTCGTACCGTCCGTAGTATTCACACCACTACCTGAGATTGCGTAGGAATTTCCTAAGCGAGTTGCAGTAGTTGCTGCAGCGTCAACAGTAAGTTGAACGCTTGAGGAGTGTTTAGTAACTAGTCCCCCTGCCATCACTGGTGATGTCGCAAAAATCATGACCAAAGGAATTAATTTCTTCATGGGTCTAGAGTAATGTAAGATTATTTATCAAACGAGAGTCCCATGTGCTCTACGAATTTCTCTGAGTTCCTCAAAATCCTTCTGTTTGGTTCCACCATCATATGCCCAGGCGTAACCTTCTGTAATCATTTGTTCGTTGAGCGATAGTTCGCCGTCCCCCACATAGAGCCACCCAAGTAAGCGACCATACTTACCAACACCGCCAACGAGTTCAGTGCGAATAACAAGGTCATCTTCTCCAGCAATGGCACCTTCAAGTTTTTCTTTGAGCCAGTTTGTTGCGTCATAACCCAGTTCTTTTTCTTCTAAATCTCTTGTTCTTTTTTCTGGTGTGTCTACTCCAGCGACACGAACTCTCTCTTTTTTATAAAGATCGAATCCGAGATCGATTGTCACATCAATCGTGTCCCCGTCCAACACTCTGTTGATCTCCGTCACTCGGAAGTTGTAGCAACTCTTCCGATTTGGGGGTGTCATGGCTCCCATCTTCTAACTCCTTGAATGATAATGACATAATAGTATATATGTAATATCCCACACCCGCTAAAAGAATCAATATGGATATAATCACACTCCATACTGGATCGTTTACATCATTAAGGGGTCGGAGGAGGAGGTTCATGCCAGAAAGACTTTATACCTTTATATCTAGGATTGTTTTTTGCTTCCCAAGATACCATCTCTCCTAATTCATCACAACACTTGCACCATTTCTGTCTTAGTTCTGGTGCGCCCAATGCTTTTTTTGCGACAGGCGAAACCACTCCCTCCATATAGCGGCACACTCGTCAGATTTTTTTTGTAGATGTTCTTCTTTGTACATCTTACATATTTTCAAATTTATATTCTAATATCATCCTGTATAGACAGTCCCTTAGATACCAAAGATGCTCCTGCTCAGTCGGATGACGTGAGGGAGAACCTTCCCAGTTCTCAATTCTTTTCAGGACACAATGATGTAGAAGATGTATGTCTTCTATCTTTAGACTTACTTGGTAATCGAACTGTTCTTCTTCGTTCATGGATTGTTGGGGTCTATTCCGAGAGAGATTAGATATTCAATCCACCATTGTGGATCTTTTTGCTGTTTCCATTGTGGAACAGGTAATCCCCTCTCCGAATAATACTCTTCCAAAGTATCATCGATAGTCTGTGCGATCTCCATACTCCTCTTCCTCTTCATCAACATCCTCATATGGGTTTGCCACGAAGGGTCCTCGTTTGCGTAGAGGTTCTTGTCTGACATAATCCGATTCAGCATTAACTGCAGACAACCATACAGCAAGTTTCATTACTATGTAGATGACTACTAGAGGTAAAAAACATAATAAGAGGGTTATTTGATATTTCATTTATGTTTCTTATCAAAAGGTTCCCAATGCTCCCATCCATATTTATGGACAAGGTGCATACCTAGGATAGGTACAAACACTAAAAGAAGACCCATGATACCTAAGCACCATGGAGTCTCCATTACTAATCTAACAAAAAGTTGAACGTGATGAATCATGCAGGATAATCCCAATCAGTTATCTGTCTGGTCTTGTAGTCAGGTCCCCATCCACCAGTATACAGATAAGGGACAGTACGAATAGGACAGCTATCGCCAGTGCAAAGTAGGTCATCAACGATCCTCCAAGACTCCATAACTTCATCAGCGTGGACGAAGTGTGACTGGTCCCCATTAATAGCATCGTAAAGAAGTTTTTCGTAACCATCTACTGCTCTATCTTGTGGGTATGCATACGTTAGCGTAGCAAGTTCTAGATCATCTTTCAATCCAGGTGCCTTCATATCCATACGAATATCAAGGTGAGGATTAGGTTGCAGACGCATCACAATACGATCACCAGTCTCCCCATCATATAGTTTGAGGGGTGGTGTCTTCAATTTGATGACAACTTCTACACATCCATAAGGCATTTTCTTACCTGTCATGACGTTAAAAGGTACTCCCTCCCAACGCCAGTTATCGACGAATAGAGTCCCAGCAAAATAGGTAGGAGTACCACTGTTAGGATCAACGCCCTCTTCATCACGGTAGCCATGATATTGTCCAAGAATAATGTTCTCTCCCATTCTAGTCGCCGCTAGAACTTTTGTCTTCTCACGTCTGAGTTCCCTAGCATTCATCTTGCAAGGTGCATCCATTGCTACCAAAGCAAGTACCTGTAGGATATGATTCTGTAACATATCCCTAACAGCACCAGCAGTCTCATAGTATTGGGACCTACCTTCACATCCAATAGTCTCTGATGCAAAGATCTGAATCTCTTCTATGTAATTGCGGTTCCATAAAGGTTCCAACATAATATTGCTAAACCTAGTAGCAAGTATGTTATTAACAGTATCTTTGCCAAGATAATGGTCAATGCGATAGACTTGTTTTTCGCGTAGATGTCGCTCCACCACAGACTGTAGAGCACTAGCAGATTTAAGATCGTGCCCAAAGGGTTTCTCAATAACAACACGCGAGAGTTCTGGGTTGTTGAGGAGTCCTGCTTCTTTGAGATTGATGATAGCATTCTCATAGCGTTCTGGTGGTACGGATAAAAAGTAAGTTGAATCATCTGCATCTGGTAGATTTTTCAATGACTCTGGATTATCCAGATCAGTGCTAATCCAATCCAGACGATGGAGAAAGTCTTCAGGATATTCTCCCAAAGATTCCACCCAAATTTGTTTTGCAATCTCACGACGAGATGTCCCTACAATCACAAGATTACTTGGAAGCAAATCTTTCTGATGTAGTTTATACAGAGAAGGGATTAGTTTTTTCTTTGCTAAATCACCAGTAGCACCAAAGATTACTATCTGATAAGTAAGTATTTCAGTGTGCGGTTCCGTTTCCATCATAGTCCTCCGAGTCGTAGTATACCGTGTCACCCTTAAATCGTCCAAATGCGATGGTGGCACATACAAATGGTATTGCCAAGATTGCAAGTGCATTACCTAACATCGTGTCCTCCGAACATTGCTCTCATACCATTCAAGACTTTGTTTGCGAATCGTCCGAGTCTTCTGGACTCAAATCTTGAGTAGAGAGCAGTAGTAATAACAGGGGCTGGAACACCGAGATCCACAGCACTGTGAACAGTCCAACGACCCTCACCACTGTCTGATACTCCCCCATCGAACTTGCTAAGCTCTCGATCGCTGCGTAGTACAGTAGCGGTAAGGTCAAGTAACCAACTACCAACCACGCTACCACGACGCCACAACTCAGCCACCTCAGCAACATCAACATCATACATATAATCTTGAGGGCAGTCCATTGGAGCGACCTCAGCATCTCCTTCCTTGACATACTGTGCTCCTGCATTTGCTTCATGTAGGATGTTGAATCCTTCAGCATATGCTTGCATGATGCCGTACTCAACACCGTTGTGTACCATTTTTACAAAGTGTCCAGCACCTGGTGGTCCACAATGTAACCAACCATGTTCAGCACTTGTCTCATAACTTAGTGGATCAGTGCGATTGGCAGATCCAATACCTGGTGCGAGTGCCCTGAAGATAGGAGCGCAGACGGATACTGCAGTATTTGCACCACCAACCATAAGACAGTATCCACGCTCCAGACCGTAAACACCACCACTAGTGCCACAGTCAAGATACGATATGCCCAACTTAGCAAGCCGTTCTGCCCTGCGGCGAGAGTCTTTAAAATTGGAATTGCCATGATCAATAATAATATCACCCTCCACACAAAATTGTAATAGCTCATTGAGTGTGTCCTCTACTGTTTCTGCTGGTACTACCATCATGAATACACCTGGCACTTTGCCAGTCATAGGTGTACCTTCATGTACTACTTGAACAAGGCTTTGAATAGAAGTGGTACATCCACTGATATAACCCTTTTCAAATTGTTCTTCTGCTTTCTTATAGTTGTTGCGATATCCATGTACTTCATGTCCTGCTTTGATGAGACGGCGAGACATTCCTTCGCCCATCCGTCCGAGTCCAATAATTCCAACTTTCATAAAATCCTCCCTGGTACGTAGTCTTCAAGTCCTTCTAAAATTTCATCTAATAGTTTGCCATACTCAATGAATTGTCTGTCGCCAGCAATAAATGATCTTTGACGACGCCACACTGCTTCGGCAATCATCCTTTTTTCTTCTTCTGCAAGTTCTCTGAATCTGCTCATTTGATTTTCTCCATTGCCTGTTCTAGTTCTCTTGAATGCTCTAGTTCATCGTTCAAGATCTCAAGGATCTTATCATCGTGACCATGATCTGCAAGATATTTGGCATACGTTGTTGCCGCATGAATCTCTACCTCGTAGGAGAGATGGTAAGCAAGGCGAGGAGCCACCCAGTAATAAACCACATTGCTCCAATAATAGATAAGGACGAGGTGTTTGGCAACAAAACGATCGATATAATAAGTATTGCCGCCCCTACTTTCCATGTATTCCAGATGTTCTGTTTCATTGACTGACTGCTCGAAATGCTGTTTCATCAAATATAGATGTTCGGGACCACGTAGTCCCATACTTTCTCGAAAATGTAACACACTCAGAAATGCAAAATAGGGTGCCCGAGCAATCTCCTCAAGCACCCAGAATCTCTGATAATCCCGACCTCTGTAAAGGAAGTCGAGTATTGCAACAGTAATATCGAGAACGAAACTGTTGAGTTTTTTCATTGGATTATGAAACGTGTACTGTACCAATCATACCTGCTCCCTTGTGAGGACCACACCAGTAAGTATAGTCACCTGCTTCAGGAAATGCAACCTCAAAGTCTTCACCTGGTAACATTGCAAGTGCTTCGTGTGATAGTTCTGGATGATCTTCTACAACCACGTTGTGTGGAGGTAGCATATTATTAATGAAGTGTACTGATTCACCTGCTGAGATTGTAACATCTGCTGGGTCAAAGACTAGGTTGCCATTGGCACCCATCTGAACATCTACTGCCCATGCTGGGGCACAAAAAAATAGTGTAGCGAGAAGTGTGAAAAGAAACTTCATAAACTTGGTATACGCTACACTATCTAGTTGTTTATTTGATAATATTACGTAATATTATCTGTGATCCCTAACCTTTTGGTTCAATCGCTGACTGAACTGGAGGTTCTTCTTTCTTCTTTTGTTTTGCAGTTGCCCCACCACCACCTGACTTAGCAGGACTCAATCCGAACGCAGCTAAAGATCCAGAAAAGACGGATGCAATGAACGTTGGATCGAAATCGAGAATTTTCTGACCATTAGGAAGACGTACATAACTAAAGGTCAGCAAAGATGCAGACCAAATTAGGACTACAACCTTAACTAAATTACCTAATACTTCACTTTTGTCTTGCTCTTCATGGTCATCAACCTTTTTATCTTTTGGATCTGACATGAAAAGAAAAAGCGACTGTATTATTTATTTTTTATAACTTTCTGGATGGAAGTAAATTGTATAGAGTGTGTGCGCCTCTCTAATTTTACCTTCTTCGTTTAGTTCTTTTACTTTCTTGAGTATCTTCTGCTTGAAGATAGCGTGATCATCGTGCCGTCTCATTGGTTGAGTTACATACGACACCATATTTAGTCTCCCAGATACTGAAGGTACATAATTTCTTGAGGATTTCCAAACTCATCGATCCACTCTTTGAGTTCTTGATTCAAAGCATATGCATCATCATAACGCTCTTCCTCACATAGTTTGTGAATCCTGTCGATGTAGTATTCGGCAGTGCCAGTGCAGGCGATCTCAAGTTTCTTCATTGAAATAATCTTTGCGGTAGTACCGTCCGAGGATGTTGCTATTATAGAACGCTGGTGTCCCGTCGTCAAGTGATTCTGTGAGAACCTTGTGCCAGAACAGCAGGCGGGTCTCCTCAAAGTTTACCCTTCCAGGAGTTTTGTGGAGTGACAGGATTTCTCTAGTAAAAGATTCCTTCCCGAATTTTTTAACATCCTCTGTAAGTTCTGGACAACTTCCATAGTACTTGCGCCAGTTACTCTCACTTGTAACTCTTCGCCGCTTCTTAGTTTTATCAGTACATCTAGGCTTTCGTTTTTGCCAAAAGTATTTTCGTCCAATGTATGAGCGCCCCGTGGCGACATTGGTAATCTTGTAAACAAAACCATAGTAGTCCCCAATAGACTCCCCACTAAAAGGGGAGCCCATATAGATCCAAGGGTTTTCGTAACTTTCTTCCACATCTTCATAATGCTACCTCAAAATATTTATTCAGTCCCACGGGTCTGGTATTTGAATTTCATTGCTTGGAGAAACCATGCGTCTGTCAGACACTTGGGACCGTGAAGCAGGATTTCCACCTGCCTCTGCGGTAGTTTCGGGTCTTGGAGTGCCCTCTTTCTCCACTCTGGCAACTCTGTCACAGTTGAAAACCAGCGAAAGTATCTTTCTTAACATCCTGTTTGATTCCACCAACGACATACGATTCAACCTCGGTCTCTTGAGGTGCGACCTGAAGACCCTTAGAAGAGATCCAATGCTCTGTCCAAGGCAGAGGATTGTTCTTAGCAGCAATGTCATATGCAGGTTTCAATCCAATCGCTTTCATGCGACGGTTAGCAACCCACTCAACATACTGCTGAAGTAGTTTCTCATTCAGACCAATCATTGATCCATCTTTGAACAGATAGTCTGCCCACTTCTTCTCTTCATTGACAGCACGGTCAAACATTTCATAAGTCCATGCCTCTTCATCCTTCATGATCTGTCTCATTTCGGGGTCGTCCCCTTCCTTCCATTTCTTGAGGATGTTTTGAGTAATTGCAAGATGCTGATTTTCGTCTCTTGCGATGAGAGAGATGATTTTAGCGGATCCCTCCATAAGTTTGAGTTCACCAAACGCAAACGAGCAAGCAAAAGAGACATAGAATCTGATACCTTCGAGAATATTGACATTAGCAACAGCGCGATACAGTTTTCTTTTCAGTTCATTCCTTTCATATTTACCTGCAATGTGCCCCTCTGTGGCAAGTTCCCACATAGAAGTATTGTCATACTGATGAGCAGCATTAATAAAGTCATTGTATGAACCAGTTACAGTCTCTGCTCTTTCGAGAATCCTCTCGTCTCTGATAATAGTATCAAAGACCTCAGAAGGATCTGCATATACATTCTTGATGATGTATGTATAGGAGCGAGAGTGAATCATTTCCATGAATCCCCAGATCTCCATACATGCTTCTAGTTCAGGTAGGCTGCAGTAAGGAATAAAAGCCATCCCAGGAGCACGCCCTTGAACGGAGTCAAGCATAATCTGATACTTGAGGTTGGATGTATAGATATGCTTTTGTTCAGGACGAAGTGTTTGATAATCTCCACGATCCTTTTGTAACGAAACTTCTTCTGGTCTCCAGAAGTATCCTAGTTGTTGGTTGGTAAGTTTTTCAAAGATAGGATACTTAGATCCATCGTATCTTTGAATGCCCAGTGGGGCACCGAAGAACATAGGTTGCTTCTTTGTGTCCACTGGGTTTGGGTTGAAGACAGTCATACCTTCTAACTGCTTCTTGTCTGTACTGGTCTGAAATTTCATCTGAGTAAGGTAACGTTTAGATTTTACAGGATTCGCAGTCGTCGTCCGCCTGCTCCATTTCTGAAATTAGTGCTTGAAGTTCTGACTTCTCATCAGTAACCTCGTCGTTCTTCATGTCATGGGTGTTCTGGTAGTAAGAGGTTTTCCAACCGTACTTATATGTAGTCAAGAGATCATTTGCCATGACAGAAATGGGGACCTCATTGTCGGGGTACTGCTCAGGATTATAACTCCAGTTGCCAGAAATTGCTTGGTCAAAGAACTTTTGCATCACTGCAACTACTTTGACGTATCCCTCATTCGAGACCATATCCCAAAGAAGGGTATAGTTATTTTTAAGAGTGCCGTACTGAGGTACGATTTGTTTGAGAGGACCCTTCTTCGATTTTTTAATGGACAAGTAGTCTCTAGGTGGTTCGATTCCGTTTGTGGCATTTGACACAACGGAACTGCTCTCTGAAGGCATTTGTGCGGACAGTGTTGAGTGCCGTAGTCCATGCTCGGAGATAGATGCTCTAAGACCTTCCCAATCATAGTTCAGTTCGTTCGGTACAATTTCATCTACATCCTTCTTGTAAGTGTCGATGGGAAGGATACCATCTGCATACTTAGTGCGACCAAAGTCAGCACACCATCCTTTCTCTTTCGCTAGTTCATTAGATGACTTGATCAGATAGTATTGGAATGCTTCTGTGAGGTCGTGGACCGCCTTGTGTGCCTCTGTATCCTCGTATTTGTATCCCTGGCGGGCAAGGTAGTGGGCAAGACCAATAAACCCGATTCCAAGCGATCTACGTGCCTTTGTAGCACGTTCTGCTGCTGCCACTGGATAGGACTGATAGTCAATCAATTCTTCCAGACCACGAACAGCAAGGTCACAAAGTTCTTCCAGTTCATCCAACTTATGAATCTTACCTACATTAATTGCAGACAAGATACAAAGAGCAATCTCACCAAAGGTATCATCGATAGACTGGATAGGATCTGTGGGGAGAGTAATCTCCTGGCACAGGTTAGACATGCTCACCTTATCCTTGAACGATGAGTGAGAGTTACAGTGGTCGATGTTCATGAT